AAAGCTAGGTTTTATGCGATAAATTAACTATTGCACTCTACAACCCATTTGATAAGTTATTTGTATATGAAAAACAAAAAAGGAGAGAACATGAAAAACAGAACATTAAAATTAGTTAAAGGAAATATTATTTACAAAAATAAATATCCTTTAGTTAGAGTAGAAAAAGTAGAACAAGAAATTGGTAAATTTACTTATATGGTTTTTACTAAAGATGCTTCTTCATCTGAGCCTGATAATTTTGAGCCAATGATGAATTATCATAAAAAAAGTATTGCATTAGATAGTGCATACAATGTTGTTCAAAATCAAATAATTGATTTAATGAAAGAAGTTAGAGATATTAAAAGAGAGGAAAGATTAAAATGATTAAAATAAATATGACTAAACAAGATTATAATAAAATCAAATTTAAAACTCATCATGATCAGTTGCGTTTGATCAGACATGATTATTCTAATTATGATTCTATTATTAATGACGACAATTGGAAATATGTAACTACTAAGTTTGTAAATGAAATTACAATACACTTTCCAATCTTAATAAGAGCTGCTAAGCAGTGGGCTGAGTATAAACTAACTAACTATGTGAGGTAATAATATGGACAATCAAGAACAAATTGCGATCTGGGAAAAAATATCTAAAATGAATAAAGCACAACTTGATGGTGTTATAGGTGCCGTTCGAACAAGACAAAAAACTTTAGCTGCCGAAATGTCAAATGCTTTTAAAGTAGGTGATAAAGTTATGTTTGGAAGATCTACTGGGCCTGCTTATTTTGGTACAGTTTATAAAATCAATCGTTCAAAAGCAGTTGTTGATACTGGAATGTCAGGTAAATATAATGTTCCGTTTTCAATGATGCAATTTGCAAAGTAAATTAAATTAATATGGAGGATAATAATATGGACTATCAATTACAGCCTAAAGACTACAAAGTACCGGCAGGATACCAAGTTAACACTGATAAAGAATATCAGGAAATGTTAATAAAGTATCCTACCTTTGATTCTATTAAAGTTGGTGCTATTACAATGTCTAGTGATTATAAGGGAAATATGAAAGGTGAAATGGAAGATAAAAAAACTGCTTTATGGTTTTACTTTCAAGCACAAAAAGCTTTGTCTTATATTCAAACTATGATTGATCTATATAACGAGCCTGGATATAATTATAAAGAACTTAGTCCAGGTGCATATTTAGTTGCTAAAGAAAAAATAGAATTAGATATGAAAGGTTATAAAGAAGACATTGCTAAAGCTGATGTTTGGTATAATTTAATTAAACTTAAAATGATGGAGAGTAAATAATGTCAATTAATTGGAGCACAGGTATAATAAAAAAAGTTAGAAAAATTGCAAATAAATATTCTGTTAGTATGGATAAGTTTACCGATACTGATATTAAAGAATTTTTAAATGTATTTAATAAAGCAATGAAAAAAGTAACTAACAAAAAGGATAAAAATGTATAGTATAAAAATAAATATGAAGACTTTAAATAAAAGAATAGATCATGTTCAAGCTGGTTTAAAAGCGGATACTTTATGGCTTAAAAGGCCGCTTAATGAAGCTGCCGAATTAGCAAATCTAATTGGCGAGCAATTTGATGATATGACTACATTTAATATTAAACAGGAGGTAATTAATGTCAGATAATTTTAAATTAACTTTGTTTGCTATAATTATAATAATATTAGGTAATGGCTTTGCTAATTATGTTTATTGGTAAAATACTAATTATATTTTTATTTATTACCAGTTGTAGTAATTATAAATTTAATCCAATACCTACAATAGTAAAAACAATAATAAAGCAGGAGAATAAAAATGAATAAACAAATAATATTAATAGCAATATTTGTTTTGTTATTACAAGGTTGTGCTAAGTATGTGCCAGTTATTGATACAAAAGGTAAAGCAAAATTTGAAACATCTAATGCCTCAGAGATTTCAGATGATCTTTTACATTGTTCACACTTAGCAGAAAAAAATAGTACGCTTTTAGGTAATATTAATTTTTGGCTTTCAAGTCCTGAAGGTCATAACCAATATGCCAATATATATAAAAAGTGTATGGAAGGCCGTAACCACCAAGTATTAAAATAACATAGGAGATAATTATGGTTGAAATGCCAATTTGGATGTTGGGATTATTTATATTTGCAATATTTATTTTATTTTCAATGTTATTAGAAAGTAACCGAAAAATAAAAAATATAAATTTGCAAACTATAATTAATTCTCAATTAATAAGTAAATCGTTTGAAGAAATTGCTATAGATATGGATGCTTTAAACGATATAATACGTAAATTAGATGCCGATTATGAATATAAAAACACAAAAACACCTTAAGTTAATTGTCGATAATACTATTAATGGCAAACTTAAAGACTTAGAGGGCAAACAACAACAATTAATAAAAGGCAAAATACAATTACAAAATGAGCAAAAAATAATTAAAGGGTTATTAAAACAATACGAAGATCATATAATATTACTAGAAAAGAAAATAAATAAACATAGGAGGAATAATAATGCTAACAGAAACATTAAGCAAACTCGAGACACTAGGACCTGTCGGGATTAAAATCCGTACAATTATGAATGAGCGTTATGACTTTTTAAATAAAGAAAGTAATGGCCCTTTAAAATCAGGTATTGTAAGAATGATTGATAAGCATAAAATAGACTATAATATGATGATTCAATTATCTTATTCAATTGTTGCAACAGGTACAACTGAAGGCCAAAACTTAATTCAGTTAGCTATTGCAATTGGTAATAGAATACGTAATTATTATAAATTGCCTACAAAAGCTGAGTTAGATCTTAGGTTAGGTGTATTTGTGTTAAATGCTTATTCATTAAATGGCATGGTAATTATTAAATTAGTTAACGATTTTAAATCTTTTAATAAAGCCAAAACTGTGTACAAAGTTTATATGGGCTATAATAGATCTGATATGCGTAAATTGTTAAAAGAATTTAATGAAGTTCAAGATCCATTTAAACCTTTATTAACTATTGCACCTAAATGGGAATTTGGTACAGTTACTAATTTAAATGGTGAAAGTATTAAATTAATTAAACAAAGTAAAATTGATACAATTGCTCAAATTAATAATCATAATACCCCAATTGTGTTAAACGCTGTAAACAAAAAACAAAGTATTGCATATTATGTAAACCCAAAAGTTTATAATGTTTATAAATGGGCATTACAAACAAATCAATCTTGTTTTGAGCATAATGCAGTTGATACTATTGCTAAAGATAGGAAAGAAGCTAAAAAATTTGAAGCATTACAAGTTTTAAAAGCTACTACTCCTTTTGTAGGTAAAAAGTTTTATCAACAATATCAAGCCGACAACAGAGGTAGACTATATCCTTTATCTGCGTATTTAAATGAGCTTAACTCAGACAATGCTAAGGGTATGTTATCTTTTTATGAAGGTAAACCTTTAGGTGAAAACGGTTTAAACGAACTGTATCACCATATTGCAAATATGTGGGGTGAAGATAAGTTACCGCATAAAGACAAAGTTAAATTTGTAGAAAATAATTATTATAACTTTGTAAAATACGGAAAAGATCCCGCTTCTGCAAAAGGCTGGATGGAAGCTGAAGAGCCTTTTCAATTCTTATCTGCTGTTATAGAGCTAGCCGAATTAGATGCACATTTTGTAGGTGGTGGAGATACTAAAGATTTTTTATCTCATACAATTTGCTATAGAGACGGCTCAAACAATGGCTTGCAATGGTTGTTTAGTTTAGTTAAAGACGATAAAAATGGTCATTTAGTTAATATTAAAGCAACATCAGATAATAAGCCGGGTGATATGTACAATCATGTTGCTGTTTCTGTAAAAGATATAATGCATAATAAAGCTAAAGAAGAAGATAATTTATCTTTAGATTATTATAATTTATACTTTAAGTCTATTGAAAAAATTAGAAATAGATGGAGAGTTGCAGAACTTAATAATGATAAGAACGTTGAGAATAAAAAACGTTTAATTAAATGGTATCAAAAAAGATACCGAACTGAACTTAAACTAACCGATATTATTTATTGGGATAAAGCTAAGTTTACAATAAAAGAATGGCGTAAGATTGTTAAAAGAAACGTAATGACTTACGGTTATTCCGCGACAAAGCAAGGTATGGGTGAGCAGATTATTCAAGACACAAGAGATATTGATAATGTGTATTTGAGTAATAAACAGCATTCAGCTGCGAGAGCTTTAGGAGCTTTAGTTTATACAACTATTGAAACTGAATTTCCCGAAGTTGCTGCTGCGATGAAACTATTTAAAGATAATTGTGCAGCTTATATGAAAAAGCATAATAAGCAATACTCACATAAAACTTTAATTAGTAACTTTCCATTTACTCAACATTATGTAAAATATAAAAGTGCAAGAGTTAAGCTAACCGATGGTTTACACGTTATGGGTAACGATAAATCATTTAAGTGGATTAACAGAGTTGATTTTGTGATTAAAACTGAATTGCCAATACTTAATATTGGTAAAGCTAAAGCAGCAATTTCACCTAACTCAATTCATAACCTTGACAGTTTGCATTTAATGTTGGTTATTGATGAATGTGATTTTGATATTGTATCAGCACATGATTCTTATGGAGCTCATGCTTGTAATGTAAATATGATGCAAAAAGTAATTCGTACTCAATTTAAAAGAATAATTGATGCTAATCCTTTGCAGCATAACTTAAACGAAACCGGTAATTTAGTACCAATGATAAAACAAGGGCAACTAGATAGTTCAGAAATATTAAACTCTGAATTTGCTTTTGCATAACAATAGGAGAAAACATGGATAAATATCTACATAAAATGCTTGAAGTAGCCGGAGAAGTCATACAATGGACATTTGATTTTTGTGATACTAATAGTACCGAGGTTAAGTGGTTTAGTATAGGTGTAATATCAGTTATATTATTTCAATTAATATTTTAAATAAAGGAGTAATATATGAGCAACTTTACTGTTATTGTTAAAAATAATGATATAGAAAAAGCAATACGTAAGATGAAAAATAAAACAGCTAAGTTAGAAGTATTAAAAACTTATCGAAAGCGCTCAAGATACGAAAAGCCTTCAGATAAACGAATACGAATAACAAAAGCTAATATAATCAATACTAAAATAAAAAAACGTAAACGAGAAAAAGACCTATAAATGGACTTAATTATATTTAGTAATGAGCTATGGCATTTGGTGCCTGTAACTAAAGCGATGTTTGAGGGATCTATAAAACCCGAAATTGTCGATTGTTTTAGCTTATGTGATATACTTAAAGATAAACTTACAACTTATCTTAAGGTCCAAAATCAATATATAATGAATGATAAAAGTGGCCTATTTTATGGCTGCATTTGTAGGTAATTTGTGTGTGGTTTAGCCAAAATAGCTTAAAGTTAAGCCACATATAAAAAGACACCCTTACAGACCACAGATCAAAATATTATATATAAATAGGAGAATACAATAATGCCACGAGGCGGATATAGACCAAACGCAGGTCGCCCAAAGCAAACTAGCGAAGAAAAGCTAATTAATAAGCAGCTTTCCACTATTGATAAGCTAAAAAAACTTAAATTAGATCCTATTGATATATTAAATAAAGAATTAAAAGCCTTAAAGGGCAAAGAAGATACTAAATCACAAAATTTACGAGTTCGAATAGCTGAAAAGTTATTAGAATATGGCTATTCAAAACAACCAACCTCAATACATACATCTGGAACATCAGATATGCCTGTTTTAACGATAGTGCAAAAAGGCCAGCATAATGACGAGAAGGTTGTTAGCCCTATAATTGACGAAATTCCTGCTAAGAATACTAATGAAAACTAAACTTCAGAAACAAACTAAATCAGTTTATAATGTGTACATCACATACTACACAGACGGAAGTTTTTATATTGGATTCACCAGTAAAACTGGAAAAGCATTGGAATCTTATTTTGGTAGTAATACTATTAAAGATAAGCTGGTAGACCATAAACAAATTGTTTTTACTTCAACAAGTAAAGCAACTGCAAAACTCTTTGAACTTTTGCTCCAATTATCCGCAATGGATTCCCCGAAGTGTGTGAATGACATGTTAAACGTACGGGTTAGAGCTAGTCATATGAGAGGTTTACCTAAATTTGGTATAACATTTGAAAACAATGAGTTTAACATTAAGGACAAATAATGAATATTGAAATGCTGAGAGAACAATTAAAAATTGATGAAGGCGTTAAATATGAAATTTATAATGATCATTTAGGTTATAAAACTTTTGGTATTGGTCATTTGGTTACCGCTAAAGATGAAGAATATGCTGCTCCTATTGGAACTGTTATTTCTGAAGATAGAGTTAATAATGTTTTTAATAAAGATGTTACGACTTATATAAAAGAAGCTAAAAAAGTATTTTCTAATTTAGAAGATTTACCTGAAGAAGCACAACAAGTAGTTGTTAATATGTGTTTTAATATGGGTGCTCCTAGATTAAGTAAGTTTAAAAAATTTATTTCAGCTATTAATAATCATAACTGGGAATTAGCTTCAAAAGAAATGTTAGATTCGAAATGGGCAACACAAGTTGGCGAAAGAGCTAACCGACTATCAATGAGAATAAGCAAAATTACTACATTTGAACATAGTGATTATTTTAATAATGAATATATGAAATATAATAAATAA